ACAAGCATCGTGGAATGTCCATTTTAATTTTTTGATAATAGGTTCATCATACTCTAAGAAATCATCTTTACCATCAGTAAAGGTAAGTTTAGATACATGAGCCATGTTTTGAGTGAGAGAATTGTTTTCAATTTTAGTATCAATAAACTCTACAAGTTTATCTCCATCAATATCTACTGGATACTCTCTAATTCCTAATACCATTTTCTTGTATTCTGTGCAATTATCTTATCGTGAATCTCAGGATCACAAAATGAGAAAGCGATAGTAGTCCTAATCTCATTACCTATTAATGTATTAGGTGGTTGTCCTTTGTGTAACCAATTAGAAGGAATCAATGCACCTGTATTAGGTACGTATGGTGTGTGATGATACTCGTCATCTGGTGTTTGACATACAAACTCACCACCCCATTCCTGATCCCAATGTGGTTGATTAAAGTATATAAATGTCCACACACCATGCTCTTCCCAGTCCTTATGAAACATTGTATTCTGTCCTGCAGTCTGTCCATTTGCATGTATCTTACAGAGTTTGATATCTCTCCTAAGAAATTTCATTATCTTTAATCTAACTGTGGTAGCACACTTAGTAAAAATTAAATCAGTTCGCAATGGATGTTGCCATGACACTGGATCACCTTGTCCATAAGATGCATTATTAAATGTCCATGTAGCAAGTGTGCTCATAGATGGTGACCTACGATCAAAGTAATCCCATAATGATATTCTCTCTTCTTGAGATAATACATTACGAATGACGTGAGGTTTATTCATGCGTCACCCCATATCTGAATTGTATATCTGTACTCAGGTGTATCATGTGCAACAGTAGTTACTAAATGACTTTCACTACAGTCATTCAATACTAGCATATTTTGTTCTGGTAGGACTGCTCTGTAAACATCAGTTTTACTTGGATCTTCATCTAAATTGAGATCAGCATGATCCATCCATACAAACCAACCACCAGCATTTGGATGCCAATGTTCATTCAAATATAATGTTGCACCAAACAAATGATGAGTGTCAGAGTGTACTCCAATACCAGCACCTGGTTGCCATACATTATATCTACATGTCAACTTCTTAAACTCTGGTGCGTGTGGTTTTAAATGTCTTGATATTTCATCACTGAATACTTTAGGAATAGCAGTAGCAATAGTTGATCCATGAACACCTTGTCTTAAAAATGGTTTCCATGCAAAGTTACTAGAAGACCAGCAGTCAGTATTCAACTTAGATCTAAAGTCGTCTACACATGCGTCAAGTAATGATTTAGGTAAAAAGTTCTTTATAATTTTCATACCCACCAAAGCCATCCAGTTATAATATATTTTTCATGTTCCTCTGATATCACACCCCTATGTTTATGTGTTAATCCAGCAGGAAAAATTACTGTCTTTCCTTTCTTTGCTTCTACAGTATATTCTTGATAAAAGAATTCAGTTCCTCCATTAGGAACATCATTCAGATATGTGATGTATACGAATGCTCTATCACACCCATCAGATCCTGATGCATCTACATGCCAAGTATAGAAACCATCACCAGGTTTATAGTATTGAATCTGTGGCAGTCTTTGCATTACAAATTCTTGATTGTGAATAGTCAAAGATCGTAAGTAACTATCAATAAATCCATTTAATTGTTCTTGATATAGATCAAACTTATAATCACTAGGTTCTCCTAGAGGACCTGCATCTTCGATAAAAAAATCTCTACTCTTTTTTACCTCAGGCATAACACTTCCACCACCTACACGACCAGCGTAAGTTAAATCTTTTTTGTCAGCGGCTTTGTATAGATCTATAAGACTATCACATATACCAAGATCATTCAATGTATATTCTTTTATAAAATTCATTTATATGGAGGTCCTTGTGTCCATCCGACAAGAGAATGTCTAACACCTTTAGTTACTGGTTTGACTCTGTGTGGAGTATCAGCATGAAATATTATTACATCCTTCTTCTTTAATTGTACCACATTTTTCTCAGTTGTCTGTATCTCAAATTCACCACCCTCAAAATCATCATTTAAAAGAACTGTAAAACTTATTTTACGTATCCTATCCTCAGGTCTCTTACCTCTTGTCCAACCCATCTCATCACAATGCCAATCATAGAAATCACCCACATCATATTTTGTGCGTTGTAGAGGTTCTATAAAATTTACATCTAAATTCCAACCACATTTTGTATTAGCAAAATGCACAAGACCATCCATCATTGCATAGACTTCATCATCATCTATCCAACATAACTTTGAACTTCTATCTTTATTATCTTGTGCTTGATATTTGTTACCATCCCATTGATCTGTCTTACCTGATTCATAATCTTGATATGGTTCAATTGCTTTTTCTAATTGTGGAAAGAAATCATCATCAAGATGAACCACCATATACTGATGTTTAAATGAATTCATTTTTGTAATACCATAACATGTATACCATTCCACCAACCATTAGGATCTTCTGGAACTTTAGTTAGTATTTTTCTCTCAAATAATAAATTAAGTTTATGTTCTTTTATCCAGAACTCAGATGATTGTACAACACCCATAAAGTTTGCATCGTCAACAACAAGAATAAACTTATCTGCAAGTGCAGGAATTAAGAATGTAAGATTATCATACTGAGCTTGTGGATCATGATCTGCGTCATAGAAAATTACATTAGGTTGTTTGTGTATATCTCTAGGAGTTAGATCTTGGATTGACTTAGCACAAAAATATTGTTTCTCTTGTAGTCCTGCCCAGAATGTTTTCTTAGGATCTTGATATCCTTCTACCTCTACCTCATCTCTAAAAGGTGATATTTCTTTCTCAGAATAATTATCTATAGCAAATGATTCTACATCTCTATTCATAGTAGCAGCATAGAATGTACTACCAGCATGAACTCCTAACTCCATGTAGATTGCATCAGGTTTAGATAATAAATTATTTAAAAAATGTCTCACTATATTAGATGACAAACCTTCATACTTATATCCCTCCTCTACAAAATTACTTTCTCTCCTTGCTGCCTTATCAATAGATTCTAATACTAATTTAATATCATCATCAAAATGTCTGTCGTTCTTTTTCATTCTAGATTGAACAACAGAATCACAGTAATTACAATCCCAACAATCAAATTTACAATTTTTAATTTTCTCTCGCCATATATCAATAGGTCTCTCTTCTAAAGAAACATCTTCAATATATTCATTGAACTGTGGATGTAAAAGTTCTTCGTTAGTTTTCCATCTATTAATAATAGACATGCTCTCATAGAGACGCATAGCATTTTCTCTACCATGCATCTTGAATACATCTATACCAAGATCAATAAATTCTTCCCAGTCTTTTCTCCATGGAGATATAGTTGCTGCTTTTAATGACGCAGCAGGATCTTTCTCATCCCATGTAGAACAAGATACTCTACTGATACTATCATTAAAATATTGTGGATTATCTTTCTCCCTTACCATATTATAATGGTAATGCTCTGGCATGATCGGGCATCCGCCCCAACACCACTCATTAGAAAGTAATGATATCTTGACAGGTTTACCTATAGATGCACAATATTCTTTTGCTTTCTTAATTCTAAGTAGAGAATCTCTATCACGCATAAGATCTCTATCTAGATTGATATAATAGAATCCTGCCTTTGCAAGATTTACAATTTCATTTGGTCTAGTAACTTCTCTAAGTATAGTATTCTTTACTTTTAATTCTGGAAACTCTCTCTGTATCTGTCCAGTTAACATCCATGTTGTATGTGGTAAGGTAACTATACGAACACCATTGTCATACAAGAATCTAAAATTCTCAATAAAAATATCCAAGTTCTCTTGTGTAGGTGGAACTTGGATATTATTAAATGTTGCAGACAAAGGTATCCCAGTCTCCTGTGATACAAACAAAGCATTTAAAGTTGTCTCTCTGATGTCACCATCAATTACGTCACCCATCGCATCTTGAATGAAGGGTGGCATACGACAAGTAAAATAGATATCGTAGATATATTCCTTATGTTCTTGTAGAAAAGGAATAAATTGGTTTACTACAAAATCCTCAGGTAATTTAGTATTAAGGGGTAGAGAGAAACTTGCCATAATCTACAATCACTGCTTCCATATATAAATGTTCTTCACCAGGCTTATCTACTAAGATATTCTTGTGTGCTTCTGCTAATTGTTCCAACTTTACTTGATCCAATTGTGGATATGTAACAGTGTCGCCACTTGTATCCCCTAATTCATACCTTTGCCATATAGCGTGATGAATTACAGGCAATAGATCAAGATGTCTACTTGTTGGATTAAAAAATCTATCCATTTTCTCCTTGTAATTTGTATTGGTTTTCACCCTGTCCACTATATTTATGGTCTGACAGTTTAGGCATTACTATACCTTCCTGTGACAACTGTGCTTGTAGTTGCGGTGCTATCATTTTATTTAGTTTGTCAATACCACCACCAATCATACCAGAGTATTTGACAGCAATACCAAGTGCTTCTACTTGATCTTCTTCTGCCATGTCCATGATAGAGGTCATGTTACCAGAACCAATTCTACCATAAGAAATGATATCCATTGCTGCTTGCTTGCCCATACGAGCAATCCAATACATTTTTTCTTCGTGTTCGTGTTCTGTTAAAAAATACTCTAGAGGATAACCATTTTCTTCGTCAACATATTTGTCAACAATTTCTAAGAAGTATTTAAGTTCTAACTCAGACTGTCTGAGTTTTCTTTTCCAAATACCAATATCATAATCATTTTTCTCCATGTCTATTTGCATCAACTCTCTATCAAGTTCGTCAGGAAGCAATGGCATATCCCTGTTCAATCTTTTTCTAAGAATCTCTGCTTTTCT